ATAATAACCGCCACTATTAATAATTTCAAAGTCAGTGATAACTGGAATTACTTGCAGTGTTATAACAGATCCATCTATATTATCGTAACCAGTTATAACATCTGTAATATTAAATGTACCAACAATACTTTGCTCATTAACAGTTATTTCAATTATGGTTTCCGTACCAACTTGAAACTTAATAACTGATTCTACAGAAGCCCTAGAACTACCTTGAGAAATTGTTTGTCCAACTAAATTAAACGCTTCACCAGATATTTGTATAGTTCTAATAACTGAGCGCTGATCCCACTTACCATCGGATACACGAAGCATATCAACTTTTGGAAAGTATAGATCTGGAGTTTCATTAAACAATAATCTAAACAAAAACTCATAAGATTTAATTGTACCTTTAGAACGATATAACTCTTTAATTTGTTTAGCGAGATATCGTTTATCAGATAAAACATTTTTAGGAATTTGCTCTAAAAGTTCATCTTTAAAATACTGAATAAATCCATCGACTGTATCGTCAATGTCTCTGATTGATTCTAGATTCCTTTTTTCAGTTTGTCCTAAAAATTCATAATATGCTTCTAGAAATGCAACAAACTGAGCATTGTCCTCACGAACAAACTCAGGAAGTTGTTTAGAAACAACTGTGGAAACTTTTGTTTTAACGAGTGCCATTAGCTACGACTTGTTGTGAAGATGTAATTTGTTCCACCAGAAGATGTCCCAGAAGCCAAAGGATCAACGATAGCATTAACTACTAATTCATTTTCAGAAATTAACACTAATTGATTCCTGACAGAGACAACATCATTAGATTGTGGTTTAATAGTAAATGTTAACAAATTGTTTTCAGTAAATGTAATATTAATATTATCAAGAGTAATAACGCCAGTTGAATAATTGACAGTTCCTTGTCTTTCGTTAACATATTTTTTAGTTGATGCGCCAGCATAATAATACATACGAATATTTCCAACACCATCATCTTCTAAATAACAAATTTCTGCTATACCATCAACAATAAATCCATTGGATGTAATAGATTCTTCTGCCACACCTTCAGAGTAAATTGGATTATCGATTTTGATAACATAAGATGTTCTTGTGCCAATTACTGGAGTGATTGAACGAATAAGTGTTACTGTTGTTATATTACTTAAAATAGAATCTTCTGCAGCATCAATTAATCTAGAAAGTTTTGAGAATCTAAACATTCCATCAAAACGTGTTAGATCAGAATCGTTGTAATCCATAATAACTTCACGAACTAAAGTTTTAATGGTCTCTTCTGTATTTGATGTTGATTGTGAGTTATAATAAACAGTTGTGTTTAATTTAATATACAAATACTGTGGGTCTACAATTTCAGGAATAATAGAAACAACATTTTTACCTTTAAGAATTGTATTTTTAATAGAATCTTTGGTAGAATTTGTTAATGTCTCACCAGATCTTGGTTTAATACAAATAAAAACTTTACCGTAGATTGGTGGATTGTTATCTTCACCACCCCATACATTTACAGACTCTACGTTGGCAAATATTTGTGGTAAAATAACTTTATAATCATCTGATGTGACAGCACGATTTTGAGCAGAATAATTTTTAGGTGCTCTAAATTTAATTGAATCAGTATCTTCCGCTTCTGCTCCACCATCAGCTACGGAAACTGTATTTATAGAAACTGCACCGTTTAAAGACACTCCATTATATGTAAAGGTTCTACATCCATTCGCTGCAGCTTTATTTGTAGAAAAGTAATTTAATGATACTATATTTCCAGGAGATGGTTTATATCCAATAACACCATCTCCAAAATATATTTCATAAAGTCCATCATCAATTTCTTTTAAAAAGTAAACACGACTTGTGGATCCAACATCAGCGATATTATCAGCAAATGTATAATTAGCATATGCAGCAGAACCTGGATCTTCTTGCACACGAACCGTCAATGTATCAATATCTACATTTTGATTTGGAATAATATACTTTGTATTAGTTTGTACAGTATAATTATATGAAAGAGGAAACCCTTCTGTTATAGAAACATCGCTGAATGTATAAACACCAGCAACAGGAACGACACTAATCGAGGAGCGTGTGTAAAATGTATACTCAACATTATCAACTATTGAAGAAAATGAAGAATAAGCAGGTAATGTTAAAGAAGGTGGACTGCCAGAAACTCCGCTAACTGAAATGTCAATAATGGCAGAGGCAGCAGTACAAGACTGAGGGACATACCCCAACATCTTGGCCAAAGAAACTACACTATTTCTCTTTCTGGCAGAATCCAAGAACATTTCATTTACGGCCAAATTGGTATAAAGAGCATTATAATGAGTATTATATGCTAAAATATCCAATAAGACAGACAAAGCAGAACCTTCAAAATCATAATCTGCAAATTCAGATTGACCCTGCAAAAATACTTTAAGATTAGATTTAATTCGATCAAAATCTAATTCTGATACTGCAATTTTTTTATTATCCATTTATCGGGTTCTCTCTAATGTTAATTCTAATGTTAGAGGTCTTTCTGTATTTTTTAATTTAAAATAGATGCTAACATATAAAGAATTGGTATCTGGGCTACTATTAACATCTACATCAATTAACTCAACTCTCGGTTCAAAGTTATTAACTACATCAACAATAGCTCTTTTTAGCGTTACATTAAGCATCGGTGATGCTGGTTCAAATAAAAGAGCACGAATGGGTGATCCAATCTCACTATGAAACGGTCTCTCATAATTCCTGGTTAAAATAAGGTTTTTCAAAGCAGATTTTACTGCATTTTCATCATATCTGCGAGAAACGTCCTTCGTCACTGGATGAGCAGTGAAATTGAAGTCTAAATCTGAATAAATTCTTGTATTTCGTGCCATATTCTTTATTTAGTTATCCACCAGCATACGAGTCTGTAGAAACAGAACTTGCATCTATAATATCACCATCTGCAATTGGATCGCCGCCTCGAGCAACAGCATGACCCTCAAAAAACATTGTTGTTGATCCAGAAGTTATCTGCCTTTGTGTGGTTTGATGGGTAGTACTACCAACAGTATGAGGTGCAAATTGATCTCCGACTAGCCCTATTAAACTTCCATTAATATAGGTTTTCACTGCCTGTATTTTAGCAGTAAGAGCAGTTGGAGCACCACCATCTGCTCCAACTGACATATCACCCATTCTTGCTATTCCTGCCATTATTATACCTTACTCGGTCTAAATACGCCAACAATATCTTTGTGTCCAATAGTGACCCCATTCGGATAGCTTTGAGTCACAGATCCACCTTTAGGATTGTTGTCAGAAACCTTACCACCACCTTGATTACCACCAACTGGATACATCTTTCCATTTTCAACTTTCCAGACAAAATTAATGTGACTATAACGATATACTATAATGTCTCCAGGTTGTGGATCAGATGTTACCTGGGTAGCATTCCATTTTTGTGGTTTGTCTCGCATATCAAACGCTCGAGCAGTTTGAACATAACGATACCCACATTGTTTTAGAGTCCAGTTAACAAAACACATACACCATGGTACCTGGTCATTAACACCTACATTACCAAGACCAATATCTTTCCACATTGCCAAAATATTTGGATTACTTGATCCACCTTTCATACCTGTCTCAGCCCAGTATCCTTCTTTTGCTTTAGATAGTTGTGCTGACAAAAATGCTCCTATATCACCTTCTGATTGACCAGTTGGAGAAATAGTCTGCCCCTTATCCCCTACATCTGGCTGTGGTGGTCTAGTTGCATTAACACCAGCTGCTTCAGCTGCTGGATCATAATACTTTTCTGGATTTGCATAAAAATCTTCCATAACTTCCATATCATATTTTACATCAACTGAAGGTGCTGGACGAACTGGAGTTGTTAAAATCTCATATGCGTCTGATTTACCAGTTAAATAAGTTGGAGCAATTAAATCCGCTGCAGTATTAGTTACTTCATCTACTGAATCAGCTTCTTCAGCAGATCCTTCTTGTCCATGGAACTCTGAACCATCTATATTAACATTACCACCAGTTGCTAAAATATGTTGCTCTGATCCAGTGTGTTTCATTGCAGATGCAGCCAATACTGTATACTCATTAGAAGTCTGATGTGCAACATATCCACCAACAATTGAAGTCATATTCCCATCAATTTGATGTTTGTTATCTCCAGTAACTGTGGTAATATTGTCTCCATCTACATTAATGTTGAAATTACCATTTACATTAAGATTGAAATTACCGCCGACTGCGACATTTAAATCATCCGCAATACCGATGTCTACTTGCCCATGCATAACGGCTTGGGTAGATCCATTTACCTCGATATTTGCATCACCTAAGACTAAAAGATTCACAGAATTACCAACAGTCAAATTACATTTGCCTGCAATATAAATCATTCCATTACGATCAATAATTGTGTATCCATCTCCAACAATTTTATTAACTTGAGTTCCATTTGCATCTATATCAATAAATGAACCTTTGCGATGAGTTAATGAAATAGTTTCGTGCCCAGTAGTATCATCAAACATCATAAGATGGCCAGATTCTGTTTCCATCACTTTATTGTATGGATATCTTCCACCATAAGGTGCAATTGGTTGCTCCCAGATAGCAGAAAATGGCGCTGGGATATTTGATGTTCTTATTTGATCTTTATAAGAAATTGCAGTATCTCTAATGATGCCACGTGCCAAACGATTGGTGTCTGGCTCATTTAAAAACTCACGTAGGGGATATTTACCACCAGGATCTTTAAATCCAACTGTTTGATTTTCTTTACGATCTTCTAATAGAGAATCTTGTTGTTCTTTCGGTAAATGAGCAACTTCTTCTTTGGTATAGATTTTACCAGCAGAATCTTCAGCTGCAGGTCTAATAGTTGAATCAGAAAGCACGCCTTGCCCAAGGAAATATTCATACATGATCTGTTTTTTAGCATACCCACCAGCAGCATCAGCACCAGTTCTTGCACGAGCAACTTCAAAATACTTTGGATCGTTTTGATCATGTTTAACATTTTCTTTATAGTAAATAGCACAAGCTAATGCAGCTACTTCTAAATCATCATTTAATAAAGAAGGATTATTAATAAGATCTACATTTTTCCCGTATGATATTAATTTATTTTGCGCCTGTGCATAACCAGCCTTACCAGTTAACTGATTAAATCCACGACCAAAATATTTACCGCCATCTCCTGGTTGTTTATTTCCTAATCCTCTACCCTTTGCAAAGTTATAACCATATATAAGTTCAAAAAATTCTTCTTTGGTTTTTTTACCACCTGAGTACTCAGTTGCAAGATCTAAATCACCATTAAAAATACTTGGAAAAATGTTTAGCAGAGATTGAGGTTTATTATAAACATGACCTTCATCTCTTGGAACCCAAGCAGTTTCACCGCCACAAATTGCTAAAATAGCAGCTTTTGCATATTTTGAAGTCAATCCTACTCTATCACATGCTGCGATTAATGCCTCACATCCTGCCTTTGCTTTACCTTCTTCACCCTTACGCACATATTTTGGCATTGGAATTATACTAATTGGAGTATTTAAAACCTTGTCATCTGCCTTACCTGGAATTGGTTGTGCATCAATTTTTACCTCATCTGCAGGGACAACCTTTG